ACAGGGATCGTCACGCCCGCTCCAACAGTATTAGTTGCACCTCGGTAAGCATACGACTGCACACCGTCACTGCCGCGTGTGATGCCTTGCGCTCCAGGGCCGTTAAAGTTCGTCGTCTCCATGCGACGTTGCGACAGCCTTGGCATTTCTGGTTGCGGCGAAATCATATTGGCAACACCGCCAAGAATTAAGCTTGCGCCAATCGCGCTAGTTGCAGTGCCTAGGCTTGTCAAAAGTCCTGCAACACCGCCAGTCATTGCTTGACCAGCACCGAAAACACCACCAGTAATTGCGCCTTGAAAACCAAACAAACCAGCACCAGGCAGCAAGAACGATGCAGCAACCAAGCCAACACCAATCAAAATCTGCGTCGTCGAGGTTCCGCCACTACCTGCAATCACGGGCACCAAAACCATTGGCTTGCTGCCAAACGGTAGGTGCAGCTCGTCATAACCCATCGCCGCACCAGCTTGGATCAGCTTGTATCCAACTCCGTTATGATGCGCAATCATCAAATCACGCTGCAGCTGCGGGAAGTTGACGCACAGCAGTTTGATCGCATCTGCTGGAGTTCTTAGGTTGTAATACTCGTGATGGGTGCCGTACTTCTCGCCTAGCTCACCCGCAAGCATCACCAGTTGCATAGCGATAAACGGCGGCGACCCTCGACCTATAGTATCGCCCGAACAGCTCTAATGCACTTAGGCTGCCATGCCTTTGATGCAAGATCTTGTCGTCAGGTATATAGATCGCAGCGTGCATTGGCGTCCGCGTTCCAAGCCTCATGATCAACACATCACCAAGCCGACGATCCTCAAGCGAGACCGACTTAAACCCATAGGCGACAGCTTGATCCAAAAAAATGCTATCTGACGTATGCAAGTCAATGGGCCTTTTGTAGTCAGGCAAGTGAATCCCGCGCATGGCGTAGAACTGTCGCACCAGTGAGAAGCAGTCCTGCTCTCCGTAAACAAACTTTTTGCCTATCAAGGCTTGATAGTTTCCCATGTGCTGTTTGGAACGGAAAACACATACCACCTCAACTTAGTCTGCCTGCAGCTTTTGAGATCAAAATCACTAAAACCACCACCCTTTGGATGTGAATGCACAACCGCTTCAATTTTTCCAGCCTGCATAGCCTTCAAGTAATCAACAGGATTTAGAACAAAATCAAGCTCAGGCTTGTCAGCAATGTTAACACAAGGAAAATACGCTCCAGACACAATTAGGCCGCAAGCCTCTTTTGGGAACTGTTCGCAAGCGTGAGCCTCAGCCCTAAGCCTGCACTCTTGCTCCAAGGAACCCTCCAAACGGCAACGCAATGTTGTTATCACCTTCATTATCAGGAAAACGTAGACGACAGCTAGAAACACGCTTGCCGCAATTGTCAAATTTGTTTACTGCTTCGTCGAACGTCAAACCGTTGATTGCGGCCAATCCTTCCATTTCTTGCTTGCTGATCTCAACGTCGTCAACCCTGTAGTACCTATTGCCATCATAAGTGCAACGGTTGCCACGATATTGCCAAGGGCAAAATTCAGTCACCTTACGGCGTGGCAACTCAAGATTTGCCATGTCAAGTTTTGCTGTCAGCTCAAACTCAACAAACTGGAGATTCTCGCTGCTTACACGGTCGATATACCAAATTTCTTCGGTCTTGGCATCAGGATCAGCCGTAGCATTGCCACCACTAAAGTTTGCAGCATCTAAAAACTTTTTAAACGTCCTAATACGCACTACCTCTGCCTTTAAGGGATTGTAATTTTGCTGAACAATCAAGGAGCTAATTGCACCATTGGCATTAGCGACCTTCAGTGTCGGTCGAGCAATAGTTCCCTTTGCTGACGACTCAAATCCAGATACTTCAACTGGTGCAGCAACATAAGTGTTACCGTTAAACTCAATCGGCGCTGTTAATTCATTTGTCCCAGCGTGATAACGCAGGGTTTCATCAACGTTATTGACAGCCTTAGTCAGGCGTATCTCAAATAGATCAATGACTGCACTAGGCTCCAGCTTTTGTAGTTCTTCAAAATACGCCGGCGCTTCACTACGAAGGTCTTCAACGTACTGCGGAATGTTGTCTGTCATGGCTCAAATACCTCAATAAAAACAGCATTAATGTTAAATGCGTTTGCAAATGGCATTTCCTTAGACCATGACTTACAAATCCATTTATATGTTGAGCTTTCATCTATAGGCGACCAATTAAAAGCCTCAACACCAGCTCTTGCTTCTAAAAAATCCTCGATGGTATCAGCATCAGTAGAAGTCAAATAACTCCAACGCAAACTCCATTCCTTAGGGTCTTGATTTATGCCAAACACAGCCCTTTGAGAGTAACCAGAGCCAAATTCAACACTGCGAACCTTAGGAGAAGACTTTTTGCTTGCTCCAAAATCAGGCGTGATATTAGGAAAAGTAGTCATCAGCTAAGAAGCCCTCCAGGTCGCTTTTGTTTGATTATCTCGGCTTGCACAGCTGCGCCAATAGCAGAGCCAAGAGCCTTTGCATTGGGTTGATCACCTTGCACAGCAGAACCTGAAGCATCGACGTTTACAACCACGTTACCAACACCACCAGAAGCCTCAACTCCGAGACGACCGCTAGGACCACGACGCAACGGCATAATCGCCTCAGGGCCAGCCTCACCCATCAGGCCAACACCATTGGCAAACGGAAACAGCGTAGGTTTGCTGACGACACCGCCACGAGCAAAAGGCACAACACCGTTTTGCGCGAAAACGCCACCGTTAGCGAAAGGCAATGCGTTGAACAATGACTTGGTGCCAAATTGAATCAGTAGGCTTGCAACCTGACGCAAGATATTGCTCAGAGATTCGTTCAGCGACTGCGCTTCAAATATGGCGGCCTCAATTGCACCTGCAACATTTGATTCAATTGATTGCTTTATACTTTCTGTCAACTTTTCTGTCTCAGTCATTTCTTTATTAAATTCTTTCTGAGCATTTAGATTCTTCGCAATCTGTTTGCCAGCAGCAGATAAAGCTTTTTCCGTAAAGGCTACAGCGTCTGCCGTTTCATCTTCACGGTCAATGTACTCAACTTGCATGTTTGCACGATCCTCTAAGATTTTTACAACATTCTCCTGCTCTGCTAGGTTTATATTTAAAAGCTGGATTTCACTCTCACGTGCCTGCAGGTCAGACTCAGCCAACTTTTGCCTTGCTAGGTCAGCCTCTAATCCAGCCAAGCGTAATTCGTTTTCTTCCTTGCGTGCAGCAATAATTTTCAAGCTAATTTCATATACTTGCGGTGAAATATCAGCGCGAGTCTTTTCAACAGCAGCGGCACCACCGCCATCGGCACCACCGTCAAGGCCAGTCGAGGTATCACGCAGCCCACTGCCAAACTTATCGGGCGTGAAGCCTTCAAACATATCAAGATACTTGTCAGTCAATTGCTGAAATGTTGTTTCACCTAAAAATGTTCCTAGGGCCTCAACGTATCGCCTTCTTACTTCTTCCCTGTCCTTCATGCTTAAAAACATATTGCCAGGGCCGCCTATGCCCTGCTCAACTTTATATCCTTCTAAAACTTGCCTCCCAATTGTTCTAGGATCTACGCCCATTCCTCTGACAGCGATTTCCCGCTGAGCTTGTTGAAAACGACTTAACATCGCAGAAAGCGCTCGTCCAGCAAAATCAAAAAACGGTTTTAATGCGCCAGCCATGTTTTTGGCGGCAGTTTTTATAGTGTTAACAATTTGCTCACCAAATGCCAAAAACTTAGCAGCTGTAAGTTTTAACGCTTTTTCGTTATCTATAGCAAAATTAACCAAATCAGTAAGATAGTCTTGAAAGCCTGCACCGACCTTTTGGAAAAAACTACCAAATTTAAGTGCTGCAAAAGTTAGCGCAACCTGCAGTCTTTGCCCAGCCTTTTCAGGCGCAGAACCTAGCACTGCAGATGTTTTGCCATATCTTTCAAATAAATCTTGAGTAAAATCACCAAAGCTAGACAAACGCACTTCACCTCTTTCAAGCATTTCATCCAGCTCTTGCGTACTAATTCCCATAGAATCAGCAAAAATAGTAAAGGCACCTGGCAATCTCTCGCCAATTTGCTGACGCAGTTCCTCGGCCGACACTTTGCCTTTTGAAAAGACTTGTGCTGTTGCCACTAAAGCTGAATTAAAATCGTTGACGTTACCACCAGTCGCCAAAATAGCTGCGGCCATCCCTCTGAAGGCTTTGTCGGTGTCTTCGGTGCTTCCTCCTGCACCAACAACGCTTGCTTTAAGCCTTGTGTACTGGCTTATAGCATCATCTATGGGAATAAGAAAATCTTTAGAAAATTGAGTAACAGATTGCAGGCTTTTGTTGTAATCTTCTTGCGACTCGCTTACACCAGCTAAAGCAATTTGCATACTGTTATATTGAGCGACAATCTCAGCAATTTGACCAGCTTGTTGCCTTAAGTTGCCAACAGTTGCTCCAAGTACAGCGCCAGCTGCAGCGCCAGGCACTCCTCCCAAAATGCCGCCACCTAAAGCGCCGACAAAACCTTCAACACCACCAAAAACGCTAGCCCCAAGAGCTGTTGCGGCAACACCACCAGCCGCCCTGACTGCGCCACCTCCAGAGCGCGACCTTTGACGGCCTTCCATTTTTTGAAGCTGCGCGTCAAGTTTTTTTGCTTCTGCAGTAGCTTCTTTAAACTCTTTTGATCCGAACTCAAGACTATTTGCAAGCTCCTTAAAGGCGGTGCTAAATCCTCTGACGTTATTTGTAGTTTTAGTGCTTTGGCTTGATAATTTTTTTAACTCAGAAACACTATTTTTTAACTCATTGCTTACAGGCTTTACTGCCTTTTGACCAAGCTTTGTCAAAGACGCAGTTAGCTTATCAATCTCACCTTTGCCAATAGACCTGACGACAACCTTGAGTTCAGTAGTGACGTTAGCCATTAGCTTTTCTTCTTGTTGAAAGTGGTCAGTGCCGCTGCTTCCATTACCTGCAAACCTTCAAACAAAGCAGCAGGGTCTTGTACTGCATACAGTCTACAAAGCCAATCCAGCGGTGCATAGTCTAACCCTGTGGGTCCGCCAAATCCTATTCGCCACTGCGTTTGCATACGCAAAAACATCGCCACAATATCCCAGTTTTCTTCCCACACTTCGCAATCATGCTGAACCCGCTCTAAGGCAAGCTCCGCAATCTTTTCTTCTGACATCCCAAGCGCACGCAAGTCAGCCTCGCGTTCATCAGTGACGCCGCCCGATGCCCAGTGACGAGCAGCGTCTTCTAGTTTTTTGCTGGTGACCCTGTAATGCTGTCAGTGTATGCAGTAATCACCGCACGCAAGACGTAAGGATCATCGAACAACGCTGACTTTGCTTCATCACTAAATTCAAGCTCGTTGCCATCTTCATCCTTGATGCCTTCCCACCCTTCAATGATTTGATCAATCAAAGCATCATCGCCAGACTCAACTAATTCGTTGAAGCCTGAACGTGAGATCTTTTTGAAGACAGCAGTGAAAGTTTCCTTTTTGAACTTGCCGCCATCAACGGGTACATCAACGCTGATAGGCCACTTATAAGAAGCGACCTTTTTAAGTACGAACGCCATGGTTAGGTGAAAGCCAGAGAGAACTCGTCGTTACCACTGGTGCTGGGCAACGCCAGATACGGCATTGAAAGGGAAACAACACCGTTAGTATCACCATAGCCGACGCTAGTAATGTCAGTCTGCGCCATTGTGAAGGTCATGATGTTGCCAGCAGAAGCTCCAACAACGATGCTGGTGTTGCCGGTAGCGACGCCAACGGCCTTCGCAAAGTAGTCCGTAGTGCCAACAGCAGGCGCTTCGATCACGGCAGTGCCACCAGGATTACGATCAACAATCAGCACTTCTTGCGAGCTGGCAGTCTCTTTGTAGATGGTGTTGTTGTTTAACGCTAAATCAAGGCTTTCCAAACGCACAGACGTTACGCCGTGAAAAGTGGCGGTCGTCACGTTAGTGTCATTCACCTCAAGCGCTGCGGCTTGATTCGCAACAGTGAAGGATCCTGACAGTGCAGTGTCATCAGGCGCGTTGTAGATGCCAGTCATCACAAAACTGGCAACAGGGAACTGACCTGCAACCATGTTAAAGGTGACCGTGCCGCGAGCGCCTGTGATCTTGTGACGGGTGCCGTCGTAAAAGCAATAGATAGTTGCAGAACTAAAGCTGCTGCTCACACCGGCATAGGTAACGCTAGTGCCAGCAGAAATGGTCTCAGACAGCCCGCAGGACTTAAGCAAAGGGCCAAAGGCAGGAGCGGTACCGGCCGCGCCAGAGCCAGCAAGCTCAACATCAAACGTCACGCTGACGCGCTTGTTAGCGACCAAGGTGCCGCGAGTGCTGTTACCAATAAAGCCTTGAAATGCTGCGGCCTGAACGTTGTCAGACTCGATCGGCGTTACCTCAAGGTTTGTGACCTGGACAGCGTCACTGCCTCCCGCTGGGCTTGGGTCCGTCCCGTAGGTTGACTCGATCTTTGCGATCAGAAACTTCTTGCT